CACTATAATCAACATCATTAACTAGTTCTAAAACCATGTCATGTAGTCGTCTTGCCGGTACAGTTACACTACCTTCCTTGACTCGCTTCATTTTCTTCTTCATTTTCTCCTCGTCTGGAGAATCGCCAAAGTATTTGTGTACTAGATCATCTAACTCGTTGTGGAACTTGTCTTCGTCTTCTGGACTAACATCTTCATTAGTTACGCCCAGTGCTTGATCTAATAGTTTAACAGCAATCTCAGCACCGTTGCCATACATAAGTTTAGCAGCTTTTAGTTTATCTTCGTCGCTCATTTCAGGCCAAGCAGCTCTTAACTCGCTTGCACTCTTGATCTGCATACCACTAAAGTCAAAGTTAATAGTAGGACCGTATGCTATGTAACCCATTTCGTCTGCTGTGTTTAAATCTTTGCCTGTATAGCTTCTGTAATATCTAGGTTCGTTGCCAGGCTTTTTTGTAGCCTTGTCTATTTTCATTTGATCAGGTAAAGGAGTTACATCGCGTTCCTTCTCACTCCTAACGAATACTAATGCAGTATCATCATCGATTAAATGTTTATACGCTGTGGCATTAAATGGAGCTGTATTAACTTGAATAAATCTATCTTCAGGAACACCTGCCATACCTGCAAGTTTTTTCTTTACTTCGAAAGGAAAAGGACGTTCTGCTGTATCGTTTGTTGCGGCAACATAAACATTTTTTTGACCAAATGTTTTTACTGCCCAGTCGTAAAGACTTTTATGCCCAGGGTGAAAAGGATGAAATCCTCCTGGCATGATTGCTACTACTTTACGGGCTTTTGCTTCAAANAGATGACGAAGTTTCATTTTAGTATCCACACTCTCTAATAGTGTCCATTTCTTCTTCNCTAATCATTTCACAGACTTTATCTTCGTCTTCTTGCTCTAGTGTAATATGACTTGGAACTTTAAACTTGTCTGCATACNATTCAAATGCACTTTTGATAATCGGACGCATTGTATTTTCAAGGTTTGGATCTTGATCAGCTTTAACACGATCACTGCATTGACACAGCCCTGGGAAATACTGTTTGCGATAAAACTGCGGATCATTCTTCATAAACACATATAAATCTTCTGCAAGATCATATGGTAGTTTAACTTCTGTATCTTGATTGTGCAACTCAAATAACTTCATATCACCATTTCCTACAACTCCAATATCGAGCCTTATGACGCGGTCCAGGATTGTCACAGTTGTGTCTTGCTCTAAAACTTCTACGTCTGTCTGGGTTAGATTTTTTAATTCTTGATTTCTTATCACCAAAGTTTACTTTTACAACATTACCCTTTGGATTGCGAACATACACTTTAAACTTCTTAACATCGCCTTGCATAGGCTTGCCTAGTTTAACTTTACGTCCTTGATATTCTGCTTCGTCTAGATCATCGTCTTCATTAAACCACATTACACCGTAGTCTTCAAAAAAGTCATCATCGTCGTCGTAGGTAACTTCGTCTAAGTCTTCGTCTATATCGGTGCTGATTTCAATATCAAAGTCTTCATATCCGCTTTCAAACATATAGTTTGCTAGTCGATCAGCATATTCGTCTGCTTCTTCTTCACTTAAATGGCGTGGCAATGGAATTTGAACAAGACTAGCACCTTGCTCTGTTTCAAATACTTCGTGTTCTGGAAAGATAGATGTATCTAAACCTTCGTTTAGTTTTTCGTCTTTTTCCATTACAATATTAATAAAATGTTCCATAATATTACCTTATTAGATATTTACCTTTAGTCTATCCACGGTGTATCAGTATGCCAAGCACCGTTTACAAATACTGCTGTTGCCAGTCCTCTGTAACGAGGATTAGTATCTAATACAAATGGTGTCCAGTCTAGGTTTTGCTCAACTCTCCATTCGCCTGCATCACCTGCGCCTTCGTCCCACCTTCTCCAGTTAGCAATGCTTACATAGTGTTGGTTGGTAGCAGTACCAGTTCCTGGAACAAGATGTATAACTTGTCCTTCAACACCGTCTGGTAGTAGCCAACTGTCATCGTCGGTGTCCGCAGAGTTTAATACTAGTACTGTTTTAGTTACGTCTAATGTTGTAGGAGAACCTGTGCTAGTTCCGCCTGTTGTCGTATCAGTGCTGTATGTTACTGTGCCACCAACAGACAAGTTATTAATGCCGGATATAGTAGATCCACTAAACAGAACAGTTGAGTTCTGCATATCTATAGTTTTACCATCACCAAAGTCAATAGTGTCTGCGTCAAAGCCAAACTGTGTAGAATCACCTGGTAGTGCAGGTTGATTATATGTAAATCCTGCACCAGTGACATCACAGTTGAATGTTACACTATTACCTGCCTGGAATATTGTAGTACCGTTATTGAACTCTATTTCACCGTAGAAGTCACTAGCAGTATTTGTTTTGCCAAGAATAACATCACCGTCTAATTGTATTGCAGTATCGTTATCTTTGTTACCTAAAATAACATCGCCTACACCACTTGCACGACCAATTTCAATTTGTCCGTTGTTTGCACTATCAATGATAACATAATTGTCAGCAGTAATAGTTAAGTTGCCATTAGTAGTTTCTAGTGAAAGTTCGCCACCTTCTATATCTATACTGCCAAGACCTGTATGTCTAATAGTGATACTACCTGGGGAAGTTGTAGATTCTATTAATACATCGCCTTTTCTAATATCGTTAGTTATATCACCGTCTAATACACTAGTAGGAACAACACCGTTTACACCATCTACTAATAGTGTTGAGTCATCTGCAAATACACTACCTGTAATATCACCATCTACCTTAAGGCCGATAACAGCTGCACCACTTACATCTAAACTACCAGTAAGTGTAGTACTACCGTTGATAAAAACATCTGCACCTGATAATGTAAGATTGTCAGCGGCAGTTACATTAACATCGTCTGTGCTTGAAAGTGTTAAATCTTGAGTTGCACCAACTGTGACTACATTGCCAATATCTGTAATACTTAACAATGTTTTGTAATTAAATTGATTTACTTGAATAGGTCCTACAAGTTTACCATTTACAGCGTCGACTAATAGAGTTGAATCGTCTGCAAACACCGAACCGACAATATCTCCTACAACATTACCTGTTACATTACCTGTTACATTACCTGTTACATTACCTGTGACATTACCTGTGACATTTGCTTGTACAGGTCCTACAATCTTACCATTTTGTGCATCTACTAACAATGTACTGTCTGTAGCATATACATCGCCTGTAAGTGTACCAGTTAACGCACCTGAAGAAGTAGCAGCAATAGTTGCATCTAAGTCTGTTTGTGTAGGAATTTTAACACCGCTAAACTCTAGTTCACCATCTTGGTTAACACTAATATTTGTATTGCCAAGATGAATAGTGTTACCGCTGAGATAAATGTCTCTAAAACGATTTACTGCATTACCAATATCGTATGTTTCTGTAGCGGCAGGAATAATATTTCTGTTTACGGAAGAAAAGTTACTTGCTATGCCAAACAAGTCATCAAAGTTTTGATTAATTTTGTCAAACGCATCACGTATAGGTTCACCGCCGGTAGATCCTACATCTGTGCCTATATCTATTGGTCTATCGTTTGTTCTGTTATTAGTTGCCATCTACACAGTCCTTAATGATTCAGTAAAACTGAATTAACTGTGCCAGCAGTCCAGTCAAATATTCTTGCTCTAACCCAAACAAAGTTACCTTTAAAATTATAACTTTCTATAACGGTACTGTTGGTATATTCTCTTTTTGTAAGGCTACCTTGTACAGTAACTCTTCCTGTAGTGGTTACAAAAAAGTCACCGCTTACTATTTCAAAAGGAATATCTACCCAATCTTCATCCACAGGATCAACTGCAAGAGAACCTTGAACACTAACGCTACCTGTAAAATTATCAAGATTCCACGCAACAGTATGGAACCCATCTGCTCTTCCGTAAAATCCGTCACCTTTCAACTTATCTCCGATAAGAAGTGTGGTGCTGTCCCCTGGGTGCGTGTTTGCACTTAATAAAATTTGACTATTTGCTGGCATAATGTTATTTATCAATATTTGATGGACAAACAACTTCGTCAATTCTACGTATGCCAGTGCCTATAAGTAGTTCGACTAACGTAAGAACTTTTTCGTCTCTAACATAAAAGTATCTTCCACTAATATCACCGCCATATTGTATTGTAGATAATACGGTGTTGCCTATTTTAATTTTATCTAAATTATTTTCACACCAATTTGCAAAATCACGATTACACGATCTTAGTGTAACTCTGTATTTCATGTCTGGAACTTCAACTACAACTTGATTTTTATCAAGTTTCTCTACATATTCTGCAGGACTCCAAAACTCTACAGGATGATTTACATTTTTTTGTAAAGACTTTAACCAATTTTTGTCATTGCTGTAGATGTTTAAAAAGTTCATTTCCACTCTTAGAGTGAAGTCTTTTTGTCTAGTAAACTCTCTTAGCAGATATTTTCCGTCTTCAAAGTCTTCGTAAGGTATATTTCTACCCCAATATAATCGACGGGGCATAGTAAGTGTTCTTGCCCCTTGGTCTACTTGATATTGTAAACTGTCAAGTTCTCTGCGAGCAAAATCTAAGCCAACATTTCTAAAGATAGAAGCAATCGTAGAATATGCTACAAGTTTATACTTGTATTTGTCATAAAATAATTTACGAGCAGTTTCAAGCCTCAACTTCTAGTTCCTTACTTTCTACTTCTACAACAAACTTATCTTCTACAAAGTCAATCTTACATTCACCGCCGTTCTTAAGATCACCAAACAACATTTGTCTACTTAATGGACGTTTGATTTCGGAGTCGATTACACGTTGTAAAGGTCTAGCACCCATTTTACGATCAAAACCTTTGTCAATTAATGCGTCGAGTGCTGTATCTGTAATTTCAATCTTAATACCTTTAGGTTCAACCATGTCTTTGAGCTCAACAAGGAACTTGCCAACAATCTTGTACATAACTTCTTTGGTAAGTTTACCGAATGTAATCACGCCGTCAAGTCTGTTACGGAACTCGGGAGCAAAGAACTTCTTAAGATCAGTGTCTTCGTAGTCTTTTTCAAAGTCGTCGTTAAATCCAATGGCGTTTTTCTCTGCATCTTTAGCACCTAAGTTAGTTGTAAGGATTAACACAGCATTTCTTGCATCCGCAGTCTTACCATTGCTTCCACTAATAAAGCCGTTATCCATAATTTGTAATAGTATCTGTGACACATCAGGATGTGCTTTTTCAATTTCGTCTAATAACAATACACAGTTAGGATTTTCTTGAAGTTTTGTAATAAGAACACCTGCGTTATCTTCATAACCTACATATCCTGGAGGACTACCGATAAGTTTTGCTACACTGTGCTTTTCTTGATATTCTGACATATCAAATCGTACTAACTCTACGCCTAATTGAGTAGCAAGTTGTTTAGCAGTTTCAGTTTTACCTGTACCAGTTGGGCCCATGAATACAAAACTACCAATAGGCTTGTCGTCCGGCTTAAGTCCTGCCTGTGCAACAAGAATTTTATCAACAATACTTTCAATTGCTTCATCTTGACCGTATACACTTGCTTTTAAATTTTCTTCTAGATTTGCAAGATTGTCATTTTCTTTTTCTGCAACACGATCTTCCGGAATGTTAACCATTTTAGCAAGTTCAAATTGAATTTCTTCTTCACCTACTACTTTGTTTTCTTCTTGGTTATTAAGTTTAAAACGACTACATGCAACATCAATCAAATCGATTGCTTTGTCTGGAAGTTTCTTATCACTTTGATACTTTACAGATAGTTTAACAGCAGCTTCAATTGCTTCGTCTGTAATAGTAGTTGCGTGATAGTCTTCGTAGTATTTTTTAATGCCTTGTAAGATGTCTTTTGCTACTGCCGGAGTAGGCTCGTCGATGGTCACACGTTGGAATCGACGCATAAGGGCACGGTCTTTTTCGAAGAACTTACGATATTCTTCCCAGGTAGTATTAGCAATAACTTTTAAATTGCCCTTTGCTAAAGCAGGCTTCAACATATTAGCCAAGTCGTTGCTGTCATTCTTGCCACCTGCACCTGCGCCACTCATCATATGTGCTTCATCAATAAAACAAATAGTTTTGTCTTTTTTAACCAATGCCTCAAGCACGAGTTTTAGGCGTTCTTCAAAATCTCCGCGATACTTTGAACCAGCAAGCATGCCGCTAATGTCTAGATTATAAACTTCATAACCTTTTAAGAAGTTTGGAACATTATCGTTTACAATGTTCCATGCAAGACCTTCTGCAATAGCAGTTTTACCTACACCTGGATCGCCCACCATCAATACGTTATTCTTGGTTCTCCGCCCAAGAATAAGAGCAATTTGATCTAATTCTTCTGCACGGCCAATAACAGGATCAATTTTACCTTTGTTTACTTGTTTGTTTAAGTTTTCGGTATAAGAGCTAAGTGCTTTTGCAGCTTCTGAACTTATTTTGTCATCTTCTTCGTCTTCGAACACTTCAGAATTAATATATTCAGCAAAACTAATTTTTTCTACGCCGCCTTTTTCTAAGAAATATGTACTGATACTTTTTGTTTCGTTAATCGAACTTAATAAAATATCAGTTAGTTCAATATTAGTACGGCCCGCAAATAAAACTTGTGTAAAAGCACGGTTGAGTACACGTTCTACAGTTTGTGTTTTTTTAGGTTTAAATTTTTCGTCTTCTATATAGAGTTCTTCGCAGTTATTTTTAAGATGATGCTCTAAATTGCTTTTAATATAAGATACATCAGCACCGTAACCTTCTAGCATTGAATAAAATTTATCTTCACATAACATTGCAAATAGAAGATGTTCGAGAGTAACATATTCGTGTTTTAATTTTTTTGCATCTTTAACTGCTTTATCAAATACTAATTTTAACTCTTCTGATGGCTCTACCATAGAAAATATGCTCCTGTTGTTTAATATATTTACACATTATACTGTTTATTTTAATAAATGTCAAATAAAACGGTTATGACATTTCGTCTTTAAGTTCTTGAATTTTTTGAATTAATCGTGAATCTGTAATATTAGGAATGTCTGGTATTATTTCTAAGTAAAGATTTCCTTTTCTACCAGTACGCCTATCAGGTAACCCTTGTCCTGCTAGATTTAAAACACTGTTAGATTTCATTCCTTTAGGAATATTTACATTTAGTTTCTTTTTGTCCAGTGTTTTAATTTCATGTTGCCCTCCTAGCATCATAGTAAAAACATTTATTTTTTCTTGTAGATAAAGATGCGCTCCGTCTTTTCTAAATCTAGGATGCGTGTTTATTCTTATTTTTACAAACAAATCCCCGCGATGACCAGGAATAGCATCTCCTCCTAGTCCTTGAAACCGGATAGTATCACCGTCTTGTGCTCCTATAGGAATATTAATATCTACACTATTTTCAAAACCTGTAGGAAGTTGATATGTAATAATCATATTTTTACCAATTATCACATCTTCCAAGTTTATATTAACTGCTAGAGTAATATCTTGACTGCGTTGTTGTCTTCTAAAACCTTGACCAAAAAACGTATCAAAAATTGGATCTCTAGGATCAAATCCATTCATATTACTAGTGTTAAATTGAAATCTAGATTGTGGATTATCGTATTCTTGCTTTTTTTGTGCATCGCTAAGAGTAGCATATGCTTCGTTAAGTTCTTTAAACTTCTTTTCGTCACCGCCGCGATCAGGATGATGCTTCATAGAAAGTTTTCTAAAAGCTTTTTTAATATCATCTTGACTTGCGTTACGATCTACGCCTAGAGTAGAATAATAGTCCATACTGTACTTATCGCATGGACTATTATTAAGAAGTGTTAGTGATTACTTCTTGCCGCCTTTTTGCGCAATAGCATCGGCACCAAAGAATGCAGATACCAAAACAGCAATAGAAGCAAAGTATGTTGGTGCAATATCAGCAATTAGATTTGCTGCCTTGTCTAGCCCGAACGCACTTGTTAGGAAAATACCAATTGGATATAGTAAAAGTCCGAACAGCGAAAACCAAGCCATCTTACGAATAGCATCACGCTGTGCATCTTTGTCTTCTAATTCTTTACGCTTAAATTCTAGATGCATGTCATATTCTTCTGCTGAAATGTGTCCGTCACCATTTGCGTCCATTCCTTCAACTGCTGCTGCATCAATTGTTTTCTTATCATCTGCCATCACTTATTCCCCTCTAGTTTAGCAATGCGAGCTTCTAACTCGTCTATTTTTTTAGTTACTTTAGGATATCTTTTGCGCCATGCGCTAGGATCATCCTGTAACCAGTCCCATCCAAATTTGTCAACGAGTGAATCTAAAAATAAATCAAACTTTGACATTAAGTATAGTGCCGCGTGTGTATTTCTAAACCACGCTAAAAATGCTGCCCCAAGCAGCGACCCAGCAACAGCAGTCCATATCCATAGTGTGTCGCCAAACATTCTGTCAATCATTTCTATCATAACAAACCCTCTTAGTTATGTATATTTATTGATTAAGTGGAGTTTCCGAGACTACAGTATCGTCTGCATTAGGATTTACTGCATCCTCATAGTACACAATGATCTGTGTTTGCTGATTAATAAATCTGCGCATATCAGCAATGTTAAGTGCAAGGTTCTCATAGTCTTGCATGCTCAGTGCTACAAATGCAACTTCGCCATGACGCTGTTTAAACTCCGCCAAGAAGTCGTCTAGAATTTTTGCATTTACTACATAAACTCTTACATCATTGAGTTGGACTGGCTTGGGTCGACTCACTGTCGGCACTGTTGTCTTTTCCACTTTGGTTACTACCTTGATCTCCGGCTCCGGGGCTGGGCTGAACAGGCTGCAACCAGTTAGGAAGAGGACGGCTAGCATCGCCGCCAGTGTCTTCAATGATGCCGCGCCATAATTTTGCTGTAGCGCCATTCATTTTTCCTTCTAGTGTTTTTGCGTCCTTGATTGCGTCTTGGACTAGATCCATGCGGTTAAGTTTGCCTTGTAGTTCATCACCATAGGCTTCTGCTGCTTGTAGATCTTGTTGTAGTTGTTGATTTAGTTCTTGAAACTTTTCCATATCTTGTTGAAGTGCTTCAATACTTGCTTCACTTATTTCTACGGCTGTTTCTAGTTTTGCGTTGTTTTCTCGCAGTGTTGCGATTGTTGCTTGTGTGCTATCATAGTAGTACTTGGCACCGTATGCAAATGTGCCAAGTATGCCCACTATGAATATCATTGCATAGATTTTAAGCATTTAGTCCTCTTTTTT